TGAGCATTCTTGCCATGTAGAGCTGTTCAACTACACCTGAAGGTTCGTACCATGCAATTTTGTCAATTAGTTTCTTGCAACCATTGGAAACTCCAGTAGAGTTCACAAAGAGATATCTGACCATCTCTGCACACTGAGAAAATCTAGAAGAGTTGACCATCATCAGCAGAGAACCAAAGAGCATTTTCTTTGACCCTTCCATCCTCGAATTGGGCAAAACGGTCGCCTGAGTCTCAAGTTCCATAGTGATCCAGGATAGCGTCTTGGCAAAGATTGTTGTTCCCCAGTCGAGATACGAGATGCTAGCATTGCTCCATCTGGTTCCAAAATTCTTAGACTCAGTACAGACGATAGTATCTTGGGGCTTTTCGAAATCACCTACGACCATGAAAGAAGCATTGTTGTCGTCATCGGATCCGAAGGTCGCATTAGATATAACCACCCCAGACCTGGTTCCTATGTTGTCAAGAGAAAGTATGACCTCATCTTTCTTAAAAGAGCAACCTTTAGCTTTGGTCATCCCCTTAAACTTCCTCTTGGAGCAGCTTAGAGCCATACACACATCTTGCACACAAGAAGTCAACCTCACATATCGAGAATGGCACAAATTCTTGAAAGTGTCAGTGGCAATCTTTTTGGCAGTGGATTCAGCATCATTCGACTCGGGGAGCCCATTCAGGAGAGTTGAAACAGTGATCTCTGGCTTGGACAACTCGCAAGATTGGGACCACCAGTTCTCTGCATGTAGCAACTCCTCTTCGATCTGTTCAAAGGTTCTGAACTTCTTGCATCCCAATCTAGATCTAGATGCCTTAAGCTCAGGGTTCTCTGTTGCATAAGCATAGGCTTCGAAGCTAGAATGAGAAGTTTCTCGGAGTGAGAGCTTAACAAGTGTAGTATCTGGATGCTTCTCCAAATCGTACTTTTTTACAGTACAGCCCAAGAGAAGATTGTCGTCTACCACCCAATCAGGACAAACTGTGAAGGTGAATCTGTCAGACGTATTAAGCATTGACATGACATACAACTCCGAGCAAACCTTCGAATCAGTCTTGCAGGCTTCCAGACACAAGAGAGCACATCTAGCGAAAGGATCATTTGTACCTCCCATCTCTTTGAGCAATGGAATCTCAGTGACAGGCTTTGTCTTCCTAGAAAACCACGATTTGAAGACGGACGCAGAGTATGGGTCAGATGAAGTCTTTTCAGTGTGAGACATGAAGCTCGAAAATAGAGATGCTGACTCAGGTGAATTTTCAGAAAGCGCCTTCGGAACATTAATGAGGTTTCTCTTGGCAAAAGAATCAACCTTGGGAGTGGAAGACAAGCACTTGCTGGGACCCTTCTTGTCTAGGTATTCCGCATGAGTCCTTATGATATCGTTATACTGAGATCTGGTCAGAGAAGACAGATTGTCAAGACTCTGGTCAATCACTTCGAACTCTGATTCAAACTCTCTGCTTTCGACAGCTGGCACCAATAGTACAAGGTCAGAAAAGTCTTCTCTGATGTCCAAACTCAACACCATGCAATCGTGCTCAATGTCAGTCTTATTCTCTAGAATAGAATACTTTGTAGCGTGGTCCGGTCTGGGAATTAGAGACACACCAGGGAGGTCACCAGGAATAATGTGTTTGGACTGCGTCACATCCACAAACAGCAGATTTCCATCCAAATTGCACAGGATGTCGATATCCCTGAATTTTATGTTGCCAGACGGACATGTGCTCTCAATTAAATTGATCTCATAGCCCTCAGACATCAGAACCTTGCAAATCTCCAGAGTGCTGGCAAAATGGCCCAAGCTGCTGGAAGCCTGATTCTCATTCACGATATTCAGGTTGTTTCCCATGTTCCCAATCTTTCTCATGAACGACAGGAGCGTGCTAGAACTGGTGTTCCCCCTTGGAATAGACTCCAAGATATCTTCGATGTCATCAATAGAGAACCTCTCTGATAGACAATTCTCCAAGCAATACTGATCCTTGTCGACTGGCTCATCAAAAATGGAATCATCACTCAACTCAGTGTCAACGCAGTACTTGCTCTCATTGACACCAGTATCTCCTACTACATTTCCATTCAGAGAATGCATGTACTTCTTCGTAAGCATGAAGTGGAGAGGAGACCAGTACTTGCATTCGCGGAACAGCTTCCTTGGGATCTTGTAGTTAGTGCTCACACTGATGGATGCTTCACTCACAATGTCGACCATGCATGGCTGTTGAGATTGCATCATATGAGATGTCACGAATGAAAGCATCACCATTGTTATAATGATGGTTGCATTTCGGTTTGATTGTTTTCGTTTCATGTGGAAATACAACCAATCAGAACTCAATTTAAATCCCACAAACCGACTTCGCAACAGCGGATAGTCGTTCGTTAGATTCAATCGAGCACCTGACATAAGCCTTCATCCACATCGAATCTAGCTCAGTTAGTTGTTCTACTGCCTCCATCATTCCACCAAAAGATGTCTTTCCATCTTCTTCTTTACACACCATGAATCCTTTCTCTTGTGTGATATTTGGGTGAGATAGTCTCATTGGCAAATATAACACAGTGAATTGTTTAGATTCAAAGCATTCTGAGAAATCTTTCACCTCTTGTCTATTGGGATCCCTAAATGTGGTTCTGCTAACCAACGTATTTAAGATGTTTACACTTGGTCTAACTAGAGAGCCAGTGGAATACATGCTAGACATGTTTTGAGACATAGCATCACACTCATCTATGTCTGAAAGGCTATCAGAATCCTCACTATCACTATCAGAATCTGCCCACCTTTGTTTCACCTTAGGTATCGGTGGTGGTTCCTTCTCCTCTTCTTCTCCTTCGCTATCACCAAACAGATCATCCATGTCGTCTACATCCAGATCAAAATCCCCATCTTCTAGATTCCCTCCTTCAAGGATTTCATCTCTGGCTTCTTTCTCTTCATCATCTATCTCCTCTGCCATCACATCAAGCAGGTCTCCCGTTGTAACCTCTAAGTTGGATCCATAGAGCAGAGCTAGGCTATTGAGCTCAGTTGCACTAGAATCATGGCCAGCATAGAGAGATTTGAGATCATCCTCATTGAATGGGTACTTTTGTCCAAAGACCTTTTTTGACTCCAAGAGAATTGGAAACCTCGCTTCAGGGACAGCCATTGCTAAAAGAGAGACTATGACACCTTCTGCCTCTAAGAATATGTAGCCATTTTTCTGAATCATTGTCACTGGAACCTTAGCATCAAACATATCTATGTATCTATATGTATCTGTCTTTGTGTCTGCAACAATGGGCTGATCTCTACACCAGTTTGTGACATGATGTTCGTAGACTGAAGCTCTGCCCCTATGTTTCCGCTCAAAAATAACTTCACTTGACAATACCCTAGTGGTGGGACCTGTTGACTTCAACCAAATGCTGGTGTTTCTTGAAGTTGGGATCAGCTCATCTCTATGTCTGGGCTTGAGGTTAGCAGAATCTACCACGGTGGGTATGTCATCTTTATTCCTCTTCCTTATCTCATAAATGGGTCTCATTTCAGCATTGAGCAACTGTATCAAATCAGTGGATTCAAACAGAGAGTTGAAACATATCTTATCATCAGAGCCCCAATGTGCATTCACCAATGAAGATATGTCTATGTTTTTGGGAGCTGCCTTTAGTTTGGGAACTCTATGCAGAGGAATTGTCAAGGTTGAATGGTCACCCATCATCAATCTTCTCAATCCTCCTCCCAAGAAACCCATCAATGATTGAAACATCTGGTTCCCAGAAATGACAATTCTAGATGGGTTTTGGGTCGAAAATTCAAGTCTAGAACCTTCCATAAAGTTAGAAAGCAACATTTTGTGCTGAAGAGGTGCGGTATCTTCCCCTACCATCAGAGAGAATTTGAACTTCTGTTTCCGGCTGGATATGTTATCAATCTTGTTGACCAACAGAGATTCTGTCTCCAAGTAATCACAGGGATGGATGTCTGAACTTCCGCCAAATTCAACTGGTAGAAATCTATCTTTCAACTCAGACAGCTTGTTATCCTTGTACTCAGAAGAGAGGTAATCAACCTTACTAATGAATGTCCTGCCCTGTCTCGAGATTGGCACAACTCCCATCACTTTCACAGAAGCCATTACAGAATCATGACTCCTCGCCTCTACAGATATGGAATTTGCCAGAGACTCTAGGTCAGACTTGTTTATGTCAAGAGCTGTTTCCTCTATCTCAATTCTGAGGGAGTCCCCTTGATCAACAACAGACATACCAAGCCATTTCTCCGCCAAGTCAAATATGTTGTTTCTAGAAAGAGAGGACAATCCTGTTAAAGCCCTAAAGAAACCTGAGTTGACTCTAAAGATCTGTGCGGTGGAAGGAACCTGACAGAGAGCAAATCTCATGCTAGAACCCAGAGTGTCATTATCGCTAGACTCTCTTTTTATGCAAGAAACAACGGCTTTCAGCAATGAGCTTGACTTCCCTGGGAACTGCAAGCATACGAAGTCAGACCTTGGGAGAGAATAAACAAACTCACGAATGGATCTCTTGGTTCTAGCCTCTCTCTTAGCCAAGCACATTATCCCTGACCTGCTCATTGAAGGGACCATGGCCTTGGCATCTTCCTTCTCGTCATCTCCAGAGGCAACCATCTCTGCTGTCTTAGGATCCTTGGCCATCATCAGGGAAAGTGCTACAAATGCATCCTCATGGTAATTCTTCATCGTGGCTGCAAGGGCATTGTTGCACGACCACCTTATAGGATCACATCGGACAAGCCCACCCAGTTCTAGTGGAACTCTATAGATGTCATCTCCTATGGTGTGCAACAGTCTATTGGTTTGGTGAAGACAGACGTGTAGATAAGAGTTTAAAGTGTGAACCCACATAGATCCCATGATAGAGCCCTCTTTCCTGATGTATTCTTGTGACTGGGTGAAGCATCTCAATGCAGATGAGGCCATGTCTAAATCCATAGAAAAATCTATGTAAGATAACCTAGATTTGATGTCAGGATTAATCTCTCCAGACCCTGTCCTAAATATTGAGTTGAACTCAGCCACGTACTGGGAATGACTAGACTTCTCTTTGTTTCTTGTGACACCTAATCCTTCTAGAATCTCTATGTAAACGCTCAGGGTGGTCCTCACAATGCCATGTACTGTGTGAGCCTCATCAAGATTGAACCTCATTAGGCGAATGCTATCATCCGACGTGGTGTGCCCCTCAACCTGGTAATCTACTTCTGATAGCATGACCACGGAAAGTTCGTTGGTGAGGTTTAAACCATCTGCACCCAATATGCCTGAAGCGTTTCCAAGAGTTCCTTGCAACATCCCCTCTTCAGCGAAAATGAATTGCCTGCTCTTGTTCCCAAGTCTGGATCCTGGTTCCATAGCATCAATCTCTGAGTGAGCTCTTGTAACCATATTCTTGGCTTCATTGTCAACCAGTGTGGGGATGCTCAAATACAAGGTGTCTGGTATCTTGAAAATCTTATTTCCGAAGGTCATCATAGTTGATTTGATCAGAGACCTTTGGAACCCGCTAGACATCCTCATGCCTACTGTCGTGTACAAAACATAACTTAGCATGCTGGGTCCCCATGTTGAACAATCTGCATTGTCTGCTATGAAGCACTGACCAGATTCCTGAGCTAACAGTTTTGTTCTGTTTATTGTTCTGCTCACAATAGGGTCTTTTGATTTGTGCTCCATTATATTAGTGAAGTCTCCTCTCCTCTGTTCTTCAGATCTAATGGCACGAGAATAAGTTTCAACAATCTTGCATCCTATCCTCATCATGGCATTCATCACTCCAATTTCTCTAGGGCCGATTTGATCCTTGTGAACCATCTTCGCTACGTAAGGCTTTCCCTTCGATAGGTTGTAGAGGTGAACAGGCCAAGCTAGATCAGTAGAGTTACTCACTCCAGAGTTGATATCAAAAACCTTCTTGGCGGTTCTCTCATCCTCATGAAAAGGAGTATCCAAAATTTCTGAATCATAAGGAAGACATTCAGTATCCATTTCATAATCCTTCATGTTGGAAAGGACGGTATGGTAGCACTTGTCACTCTGAGTGAGAGTCTTAGTTTTCTTTTCTTCAGTCACCCTGACAGTAGGTTGGTGAGAATACAAACCGCAGTCATTGACTGAACCCTTGTTGTTCATAATCCCAGAAATGGTTACATCCATCAAGGTGGTTTTGAAGTCATACATTTTTGATCTGATTTCCCCTATTGTTGTCAGATCATTGTTCTTGAACATCGAGCAGCAAGATGACAGGATGACAGTGAGCATGCATGGTCTAAACTTCCCTGTCACAGTGGTACCCAAAAGTGAAGCGCAGAGTTCGGCAAAATGATCAGGACCCTCTATCACTCCTATAGTTCGAAAAGATGTTGCGTGATTATGTTCTCCAGAATCCCTGTAGGCAACAAAATCCTTTCTGTTCTTCAATTGCTTTAGGAAAACCTGAGCCTCTGAAACTACCTTATTGTATCTAGTGCATGTGAGAGCCTTGCAAATGTAAAAAGAGTTATACACATGCTGGTCTAGAGGCTTGTAATTAGATTCATGAGGGAAAGCGACTTTCCAGTTAACAGAATTTGAGTGAACTCTGCTCCCCTTGTCTGTGACAAATTCAGAGGTGAAAGACCCCAACACATCTGTTTTTCTCTCGTGAGTCTTGATCAATTCCAAGAAGGAAGACAACTTAAGCATTCTTGCCATGTAGAGCTGTTCAACTACACCTGAAGGTTCGTACCATGCAATTTTGTCAATTAGTTTCTTGCAACCATTGGAAACTCCAGTAGAGTTTACAAAGAGATATCTGACCATCTCTGCACACTGGGAAAATCTAGAAGAGTTGACCATCATCAGCAGAGAACCAAAGAGCATTTTCTTTGACCCCTCCATCCTCGAATTGGGCAAAACGGTCGCCTGAGTCTCAAGTTCCATAGTGATCCAGGATAACGTCTTGGCAAAGATTGTTGTTCCCCAGTCGAGATACGAGATGCTAGCATTGCTCCATCTGGTTCCAAAATTCTTAGACTCAGTACAGACGATAGTATCTTGG